GTGGTACTCCACCTTCTCTATCTCCCAGTGGCAGTACAATGTTGTACTGAGGTCATTAGGATCTATCCCTATTGACCGTATCTTTTCTGTGCTGTACTCTTTAGGCATGGATCGTCCCCCAAGGTATGGCTTCTATTACTGCCTTCTTCATCAGGTTGTCTAGTGCTACCTCCTTAACAGCTTCAACTTCCTCATCATTGACTGGGTTCAGAAGATCTGTGATCCTCTTAATCTCAGCGTGGTAATTTTCTTTACCGACCGCCCTGAGAATCTTCTCACCGTCTGGCCCCTCCATAAGTTCTCTATGATCCTGCACTACCTTCTCAAGTGGCACGATCTTAACTGCCTTTATTTCAAACTTGTTTCGGAACCGATTCCTGGCTTGCTCCGCAGCGAATGGTGTAGAGCTTGTGCCTAGCACGTGCTTCCCGTATTTAAGGGCGAACTTTTTGCCCAAGTAGTACGCACAGCTAACGTCAGCGTAGCACATACTCTGATCTTCTATCTTCTTTAGTTTCTTTTGTCTTTTAGTCATAATATTATTTAAAAAAGTTGCTTCCATACTAGCTCGTACACAAAATGACTATCGTCATTCAATTCATCGAGCTCCTCTTCAGTGGCTTCACGGCCATCAATTTCTGCGTAGCTTATGTAAGCATCGCAGAAATCAGGATAGTCAGAGGGATCAATGCCCTCCACCTCCACCGATTCTATCTTTGCATATTGAGGAATCATGATCCTATACACTCCTCCATGTATCTCTCAATCGCACCGTCGTATTGCCTGTCGATGATCTCTTGACGTGCTGCCTCCTCGATCTCATCGCATATCTTAGGGTCTAGTACGCACGATAGCTCCTGAACAGAGCCAACGAGCCATACTCCATCCATGTATATCTCTTGTGGATCGTCTCCATCCATAGAAACATCGAATCGAATATCCTCTACCGTAACTGTAAGCGTATTGTTTGGTTTCATAGTTTTAGGTTGCCCTCCTTAGGCTCGTAAATTTCTTTCAAATCCTGAAAGAATGTCCCGATTGTGGTGCGTGCGTTCGAGATTGATTCCTGTAGCTGATCGTCATCCGATGGGCTACGAGCTTCTTCCATATCTAACGGGAGTTCTTCCCGTTTAATCTGCTGTATATCTACGTGCAGATCCTTCAATAACATATGCGTGTGACGTTCCTCCGTCATCGCTGCTATGCGGTTAATCTCCATTGCTAGAGAGTTTAGTGCTTTTTGTGTGTGTTTCATTTCTTAATCCTCCTATGCTTTTGATACGAACGGGAACCGTACAGGGCGTACTGCTCCCTCAGTGATTGCAAGTACGGTAGCTCTGCCATTGGATGGCTCGCCCTTGCCTATGTAAATAGCAGCAAGTTTAGCTGCTGTTTTGTGTAACTTTACTGTGATTTTGTCTCCGAACTTCATATTATTTTGTGTGTTTTTAGGTTTTTGTTTCAGTTAAATTCATATCAATTCCCTTTCGCATTCGAGGTATCTCTCGTAGTTTTCAATGTACCTATCGACCTTGTCCTCCACCATTTGCTCGTGGTTGTAGATGTCAGTCTCTACTGTTGCCTCGCTTCGATCAATGATTTCCGATATTAGCTTATTGCTAATGAAGTCAGCGAGACGATAGCAAACCATCTGTCTCATAAGGACTAACTCCTCGTCAGATCTGTTTTGTAAATCATCTCTGCCAATTCCCCATGCCCAATAGGCTGCCTCTACCGCGTCAGTTTCGTGTAAGTTTTCCATTTTTCTTTAGAATATAATTATCACGAGCTTCCACTCGTCTTTTTTAGTTTTAAAACCCACTGCTTGATCTTGAAGTGCCTTTACTACTTCAGCGAATAGCTTTGCTTCTGATATATCGAACTCCATATTTATTTCCTTTCTACATTTTTACTGCTTGCACGTGATACCGTGACACCAGGTCACCAGTATCTAAATCCCTGTTGGCTTTGTTACCAGCTACGTACTCGCACCACGTATCCCACCAGTACTCACTACCCCTCTCTTGACAGAACGTCACGTAGTGTACGATCTTCCTTCGCTTAGTCTCTGGCTTTAATCCTTTAGGCAAGCTCACGAAAGCTGGCCCCTTTCCTAGTCTCTTAAGGTTGTGACTATCGAGACACGCTACGTTGAACCCTAGCATCTGTGCCACGAATGATGCTTTCACTAAGCCTAAGTTGGGTACCTTTAGTAGGATCTCTATCGCATCGCATATCGCTGTGATGTCATCCGCTGGACACTCTCTCAAAGCGACTAGCTTACTCCACATTCTTTCCCTATGCTTCAAAGCGTAACGCCAACCGCTTCGCTTATTTCCCCACAGGAATCTAGATGATTCCCCTTGCTCCGCAATGTCCTTGCGTTGCAATTTGATTGTACTCAATCCAGCTTGAATTGAACACAATGTGAATTCGATCACGTCAACTAGTCCCGCTGGACTAGCTAGGGCGTGATGCTCTATTTCCTTACAATCTCGTTGATACATTTTATTTATCTCTCCCTAGCAATGCTAAGCTGATCTTGTCCTCCATGTCTTGGAAGCTGTCAATTGTTTTTTGAAGCTCCCCAATTTTCTCTCTAATCATAGAGAATTCCGCAGTTACGAAATCGTGCAATCGTGCCTCGATATCGGACGTCATGTCGTGAAGCGTAAGGATTTTACGCTTGTTTTTGTCGATTTCCATTTTTCTAAAAGTCTACAAGTTCATCCAAGTAATCGGGCTCTAATCCGAAGTGATCATAGCAAATGTCATAGGCTAGGTGAAGATTTTCTAGACCTCCGCTATTGAGTATTTCCTCAAGCTCCGCTTTCGCTTCACTCTTTAAGGCTTCCGCCTCGCTTCTACTTATACCGTCACGCTTCATTAGCGTTTCTACGATTGGCTTTCTTTGCCACATTTGTTTTCCTTTCGTTAATGCTTAACTAATTTTAAGCATACAGGAGCAACCTAAGCAAAGCGTGATGCCTTGCTCGGTTGCTCTTAATGCTAAAAAGTAAACACTTAAGTGTAAACAGCTCGCAACCTATCCGCTTTAAAGCTCGGACTCAGTATTGAGAATGAGCGCCAGTTCAAATCCTGTGTAAGTTCATCACCTACTTTGAACCGAATCTCAACAATCCCTTGCAAATTCAGCTTGTAAGACTTATTGCAATAAAACCACGGTTCGACCTTATAACTTCATAAGGCTAGTGGAACCGTTTCGGAATATATCTTTCCCGCGTTTCGAAGATTTCCCGTCAATCTACAAGCTCCGCTTTCGCGGCATCTTAACGCTATTTTGAAGGCTAAGACCCGCCCTAAGTTTAAGAGCCCGCCCTTGCGATTCGCTCTAAGTGACACTCCCCTTTGCAAGGGCATATCCGCTTAAGACAAAACCACTAAGAGATACCAGAAAACCAGAGTCAAGCGATTTTTTCGAAAAAGTGAAAAAAAGTTTTTATGCACCATTTGACAAAATTTCGGCATATGGTATACTTGAAAAACAATGTCAAGCGAAAAAGTGAAAAATCGTTTTCAAGACTTTTAGATACCAGCATACCAGTAGGGTATACAAAATAGATTTAAAGGGCATATAAGAGGCTGAAAAGGACATTCAAAGGGTACCATTAAAAGAGGGTAGAAATATATTCGCAAAGGCAGAAATAAAGATTGACTCGATAAGAGAATCTGATATTTGAAAGACCGACGAAAAAAAGTTGAAAAAATCGCTTGACAAGTCTCAAACGGTATGCTATAATCCGACTGGGGGGAGGGGGTTATAACAGCGATTCGCGTCGCACGTGTATTATCATAAACTACCCCTTTAAAAATTATGCAACTCAAGGGGTTTTACTGTACATATTGCTTGACATAATTATAATAATATGCAATAAGAATAATGTGCAGCAAGAATTAATCAAGGAAAAGCTTTTATCTGACATAGATGAAAAGATCAAAGAGTTCGTTAAGAGTTCTGAGCTTGATGGTGTAAAGGCATTAGAAAGATATGATCCTGAGAAGGCTGCTAAGATATTGTTCCTTAGTGCTAGTGGTAAGACTCAGACTCAGTTAGTACGTAAGTACGGGTTTAAGAGGAATACTATTGTTAGGGTACTAGCTACTTACGCTGATCACTTAGGTAAGTGGAGAGAGCTAGGTGGTCAACTAGCGTCTTATTCTTATTTGCATATTAGTTCCTTAGAGGAAGATATGGTTCAGAAGGTACGTGAGGACATGGAGTCAGGTGAGATTAAGCCTACCTTTAAAGACATCAAGGATATTAGTATAGCTAAGGCTAACTCAGCTAGGGAGGCTTTATTGGCTAGGGGTGAAGCTACGAGTATTAACAGGGAGGAAAAGGTTTACACTGATGAGGACTACAGGGAGCTTATGGAAAAGGCTAAGAATAAAATGAAAGAAGCACAGGTAATAGATTTAGACGATGAACGGTAAAGGCGACAGAAATAGGGTGTCTAACTGGGACAAGTTCTACGAAGGATACAATACAATATTCCGTCCTAAGGAACCTTTTTATACGGACATCAAGGAGTACGAAAGTAGATTCAGAAACGTAAACACAGATTCTAGCATTGAAAGTAAGCCCTTTAAAGGTGATCCTATTAAGCACGACATAACAAGAATTATTTAATGAACAATAACCCTGATTTAGT